GACAAAAGATTATGGAACTGCTTATTGTATTCCCCAGCAGGTAAATCCTAATGAGGTAATGGTTTATGATTGATCCTGTCACTGCATTTGCTGCTGCTAACGCTGCCTTTAAAGGTATCAAAATGCTGGTTGGTGCTGGCCGTGAGATACAGGATATATCTCAACAGCTTGGCTCTTGGTATGGCGCAGTTGCAGACATACAAAAGGCTGAGTCTCAGCGTAAGAACCCTACTTGGTTAGATAAGACTACTCACGGTACTGATAACATAGAACAAGAAGCTATGGATATTGTCATCCGTAAGAAGACTTTGATGGAGAGGGAAAAAGAAATTAAGTTTATGCTTAACATGAGATTTGGCCCAGCTACATACGATGATATGTTACAGATGCGTAGACAAATACGCAAAGAACGAGAAGAAACTGTGTACGCTTCAATGGAAGCCAAAAGACAAATAGCTAACAACGCTGCTATAGGTGGTCTGTCTTTAGGTATCATTGTAGTTATAGGTGGTGGGATTTATTTTTTAATGTCAGTGATGTGAAGGAGTAAGTAATGACTATCGCGTTTGAAAAAATACTAGAGTACAAAATACTTCCGCGTTTTATGATGCTAGTAATGACTATAGTTTATGTGCGTTGCATAGAGTGGGCATTATCTATGCCTGATATATCTACACAGCAGGCTGGTTTAATTTCTGTAGTTACTGGCGCAATGACAGGAGCGTTTGCCGTATGGCTTTCGCATGAAAAATGATATTCGGTGGTATAATTTCTGCGGTCAGTGGACTAGCTAGTAGTTACATTGATGGTAAGACAGCAGTGCAGAAAGCTAACGCTGAGATAGCCCTAAAGAAAGCTACTTCTGAAACTGATTGGGAACAGTCAGCTATAGAGGCCAGCAAAGATTCTTGGAAGGATGAGCTATGGACAGTAGTATTTGTACTTATACTTTTACTTAACTTCGTTCCTTCTATGCAAGCAGTTATGGCAGAGGGATTTGCTAATCTTGAGACCACCCCAATGTGGGTGCAATGGGGTATGTATTGCAGCATAGCGGCATCGTTTGGGATCAGAACAATTAGAGGATTTAAAAAGTGACATATGAACTAGGCAAACGCAGTGTGCAAAAGTTAAGAACTGTAGATAAAAGACTGCAAAAGATTGTGCGTCACGCTATCTCTGTAACTAAACAAGACTTCTCTGTAATCTGTGGCATTCGTACTAAGGCAGAGCAGCGTTCTCTCGTTGCATCTGGTGCATCGCAAACTATGAATAGCAAACACTTAGATGGTTTGGCTGTTGATCTTATGGCATACAGTGGCGGCGGTCGTTGGGAACTTAATCTATATGATGAGATAGCTGATGCTATGAAGGACGGAGCCAAACAAGAAGGCATAGCGTTACGTTGGGGTGCAGCTTGGCATATTAATTCTATCGGTGAGTGGCCTCAAACATCAGAGGAAGCAATGAATGCTTACATAGATTTGCGTAGATCACAGGGTCGTAGACCGTTTATAGATGCACCGCATTTTGAATTGATTGTGTAATAAAAAGAGCGGCAATGCCAATGGAGTAAACACTGCCGCCCAAGGGGGAAGAACATAGAACTAGGGAGAACACAGCCCTATGCGGGTGACTCATGATACCGCATAATACTGTATGATTCAATCCTATATGTGCTTCCACCAATCATCTGCTATCTTTGGTTCTTCGTAGTCAGCTTCCTCTAGCTTGTAAGCATAGAGTCCATTGCCTTCGTATCGTCTTGATACAGTACGAAAACCAAACTTCTTCTTGCGTAAGTCTCGCAACGCAGCACTTGCACTTGCCTCTGGTGCACCTGTTGCATTGCTCAACTCAGATAGCGTAACCCAATCATTCTCCTCCATGTATTGTTTTACTTTCTGCAACTGTGGCATGAGCCTGTTGAAATCACGCTCATGCACATAATCATCACCATCAAAGGCTGGGACCCAAGCCATTAGAACGGTGGTATCTCATCGTCAAATTCTATCTCTGGCACCTTGGCGTTCTCAAGCCCTGCCATTCCTGTTGGCTGCTGGCTCTTTGATAATGCAAGAGACATATAGTTGCCACCATCTTTGGCGCGCTTCCAACCTGCTAGTTTTAGATCGGTATTATCTACTGGCCCTGAGTAGTCAGGTGCTTTCTCATTGCCTTTCTTATCGTTCTCAAACATAACGCCTAACTTCTGGTAGACCTCAATGATTTTCATTCCAGCTTTTGTTTGGTCTGCTACAAGCACAATCTTATGATCGTTGCCATCGTTGTTTAGCTTGCCTTGTAGTATAAAGCGTTGCGTATCAAACGGTTTGAACCCTGCGCCTGAGTTAGTGTTGTCATATTCTGCCATGCTTTTGGCTCCTGTATTACCAGCTAGTGCCGGCTGATTTAGTGCCGCTATCTGCGGCGTACTTGTTGCCATCCATCGTTCCTAAGAAGACGTCAGCGTTAAACCCTAAGTGTGATAGGGCTTTTGTTAGGCCGTCAGTGACAGCCATCTTTGGTGCATCCTCAGCAAGTCTACCTTTGGCTGCATCAAAGAACTTGCGGCACCCAGTGAAGGGGCCAAAAGCGTTAATCAATTCACCGTGCCATACCTGTACGTCTGCAACTACAGCTTTGTCACCATTGGATAGGTCAATGAATCTAGTCTGATTAATCCAGCCCCAGCCTTTACCAACAGGCCCAAACTCTTTAGTTGCTGCACGTATCTGATACATAGGATCAATGGCTGTGAATGATCTTGATCCAAAGCTAACAGGCTTGAGTGAGGCAGGGTCCGAACCTTGCACTCTATTCCATATGTTTAAGTTATTAATATCTTTACTGCTCATACTCCCCGTCCATTTCTTAGTGCATTAATGCCCATGTTATATACACATTCATTATAGAAATCTTTGACCTGATCCATGTTATCAATGTCACGAAGACGTTCAGTTACATAGTGCAAGTTAACAGCGCCAGATGTGTTCTTTTCATCTTGCTTGTTTGCTTTAGTCTTAGCCTCTTTGACTGCGGAATCTAAATCTTTTTGACGATTACTTGCCTTGATAAAATCATCTTCATCAGTGGATTCCTCATAAAAAAGGTCAGCCCATGTAGGCCATACATTACCATAATTATTTCTACCGTATGTAGAGTTCAATGTACCTTTGCCGTGGCTATTTACCCATAGGTTAATGTGTTCAGAATCCCATAGACCTGTGTCTGTAGGCATAGGAAAGAAACCGTCTGCCATGTATCTATCCAGAGATGATGTACCAATATTGCACATCGCTAATACCGCTCCACGATTCATCTTCATTGTGTGTTCTCCTTACGTGTTGATATTCTAAGTGCGCCGCGCTTGTCTCTGCGTATAGTTAACGCATCGCAGTACACTTCCCGCTCGTTATCCCCTACCATTTCTTTGAGGCTCTTCTTAGCCGCCTCGTATGACTTGGCATAAGGCTCGTTGCCAATGTAATCGTAAGCTATAGATGTAAAGTGGTTGTCGCCATTGGCATCACGCTTAACCATATCATCTACAGGTATTCTATCAGTCTTTACTGAGGCTGGCTGATCGTAGCCAAGCGGCTCAGTGTTTGTATCTACATGGGACCAGAATTGTTTTACCGCAGTCATCATTAAGTTAAAGTATGACTCACTCCATGCAACATGGGAGCATTCCCATTTGTTGTTGCCAAAAAATACTGACAGATAACATGCGTCTTTCTTAGCTAATGCCATGTAACATTGCAGCTGCGGCATGTAGTAATCAATCGCCTTATCCATAGTGTTGTATGAATTAGTATGCTTGCACTCAACGATAGCGTTACGACACATGCCATCAATCATACCCTTCATAGGCACACCATCAATGCTGCGTTCGTATTCGTATTGATTGCTATGCACTAGGTAATCACTGCCATTACCATTAGGCATGTTCTGTTCAAACCATGTCAGGTTAAATGATTCTGTATAGCTACCCATTTGTACTGCTAGGTTATCAGATAGATCATCGCCTTGCTTACGACCTGTCTTGATTTCCCATAGATCATACCAATCCCCTTGCATAATCTTAACACAATCAGAACCCCCAATAAATCCAGTGCGCTTCATGATGTTCTCCATTCTCCATAAGTTTATTTGTACTGCATACGTGCAGCATAATCAACAGATATTTTTAACAACTCGTTAAGCACAACCACCTGTTCGCTCCGCCATTGGGATATACTTGAGTCTTGCTTTTGCCCACCGTCCCGATCTAGCTGAATGTTTATCATTATCGTCAGCCGATGAAGGCGACTGTCCAATGTGCCAATCTTTTTTAAAGCTGTCGTGCTTAGAGGTAAGCTCTTTAATTTGTTTATCGGCATAGTCATCTCCCTGTTCTTCTCTTAGTCGTGTCTCGTAAACAAATCTGTATTCATCTAGCTCTTCGTCTGTAATTGTAGTGGTGTTGACTAAGCCATGTGATAGCCGACCGTATAAGTAATCAACTGATACAGATTCTTTAGCTTTAATTTTTTTCTCCACGACTGTGAATGGATTGAGGTCCCACACACCTTTGGTATCGCCAGCTACAGCACGATCAGTCTCACTAGCAGCAGACTTAGCCGCTAGTATGAACGTCTTAACAGACGGCCAGTTACGCGCTCCATGAATGGCGCGTACCTGTCTGTCTGTACGTTCTAAGAATAAACCAATGACACCTTCGTTAACATGAGTAGGCATAACAGCATTAATATCTTGCACGATGAACTTCATCTCTTCTAATAGAGTCTCGTTGGTCATGCCTTGCGGTGGTGTGTACCGCTTGAGCATAACTTGTAGCCATTTACCTATGGCTTGTGTTCTATAACTGTAATCAAGTTGAGCCATTGCGTTTATCCTCTAAGCTAAATACATTATCATCCCATTGTGCATTGAGTATGTCATCAAGGCGTGAGTCGTTGTTGCTATCAAAGTGTGATAGATCATCTTCCCAACCTTCTGCGTTGAGCCATGTAGTAGGGTGAGGTATATAACGTATCTCTGTGTTGACGCTGACTAACTGAAACTTTTGCGCAGCTTCTATAATTACTTCTGCATCTTCTATTTCACACGCTTTGATAAATGCTAAACGGGCTGCACCTTTACGCATTCTTCTTGGGTATGATTGCCAGAATAATTTAAAATCTTCTGAGTCTGGAACTCTTGGTTTTCTTGCCATGTGTGTTCTCCCTTGCTATAGGTATTGGGGAGGGTGGTGCAAACTTTAATCAACATAGCCTGTCGGTCACTGTTCGCTGTACTACGGCCACCCTCACGATTACCTAAGATATACGCCATACTCTAAGGCTACCGTCTTTTTGTTTTCTTCCAGCGATGGTAATGTCTAACTTTCTAGCTCTTTGATATGCTGAATTGTATTCTTTGTTACCTGCAATGGTAAAGCTATCGCCTACATTCATATCATCCATTCCCACGTAAACACTGTTTGATTTCTTTGGTGGCATAGGTATATTAGATTCTATCTTAATCATCTGATGATCCACTTATAAGTTTAGCAAACTCTTCGCCTGACATTATTACCAAGGTCTGAGGCTTGCCCGTTCTTCGTTTGTAAAAAGCTATGTCTCTACCTTCTAAGACAGTAAATGGACTAGGGAAGTTAGACTTATCTCTGTACTTAACTTCACCTACCAGCCATCGCTTTCCGTCCAGTGTAAGGTGGATGTCTCCGCTCCACTCTCCTCCAAGCGCACCGCTAAGGGGTACTCGTTTGCATAAGACTCCGATTGATTTGAGCCAGTCAACGAACCATTTTTCATGGTAAGTTCCTTTGTTCTTATTTTTGTTTGCCATTTGTCTCCCTCATAGCAAGGCATGCACAAAAACCAATGCGTTTTAGTATAGCTTTCTGACAGTATAGCTACATAGTAACTACACTCTTGATCGCAATGATCGCAGTAAGCATGCTTACCTTTGTTTGATTTGTAACTCACAGTTTAGTGCATCAACCCAGCATGAAAACATAAACCCACTTGGTGTACGTTTCTTTCTTTCCCACTTGTGAACTAGACCATCACAGCACCCTATCTTAAAGTCTAAATCATTTTGTGTTAACTTCAACTCTTTTCGTCTACTAATAAGTTGACTTACTATGTAGTCATAAGGTGTCATTACTTCTTACTTAGTTTCTTTTTATCTAAGTTGGGGAAAGCACCATCTAAAAGCTGTAGCATTCTCCATGCTTTTTTGGCTGTTGCATACCTTAGTTCTGAACCAGCTAAAGTTCTATAGTATGTTGATGTAGGTATGCCTGCTTTAATAAATACTTGAAGTAAAGTTACATCTACTTCCTTAGCTTTAGCACACAGCATGTTATAATAACTATCCATGCTATGTACTAATGCGCTTATGCAGCCTCAGTCAACACATGCTCTCTTAATAACTGATTTCCATTTGAATTAATTTGATAAACTAAAGACTTACCCCGTGACTGATGCGCTGTTGGTATTCCATAGTAAAAAAAATCAGGCTGCATTACTTTAAGTTTGTCTGATACTGTATGTCTCTTAGCTCCTAGCAACTCAGCTATAGACAGTGAGGTTATTCTTTGTCCTCTACGTTCAATGATCTTAGCTGCAATTAAAATCTTCATGCGCTGCGGTGTCATTTGTGCTGCCATTATAAAGTATATCCTTTTCTTATAAAGTTAATGCCATTATTTTGTGCATAACTTCTTATTGTTTCTTCTTTAGAACCCAAGATACTAGCTGCCGCACTCAATGTGTATTCATTACATAATGATTGTAGCAACTGTATCTTCTCACGTTTATGTCTGGCTTTAATCTCAGCCCAAAACTCAAGGTAATCAGCCATCGCCGCCGCATTCCTCACAAATCTCATAGCGTACATCTATGTACCCACCATTAATGAAGTCACGGATAGGTATTTCTTTTTCAATCAAGCCCTCACCATAGCATGTGCCACAGTAGCTAGGCTTCTTGTCTGGTTCAGTAAGGGATGTCATCATCTATCTCCACTAAAGGCTGTTGCTCTTCCCAAGCCTTGGTTGCACGTTGAATAAATTTATCTCTGTTGAAGCGAGGGTTGGTTTGTTCTAACTCATCAGCAAAGACATGAAGGTGAGACGGCCAGCTAACTGACCGCCCCAACATATCAG